CGTTACATTAGCGGTAGCCGTAGTTGTTTGTGTTGGTTCTGTTGTGGCTTGGGCATTGAAGCTTTCAAGATCTGCTAAAACAATACCTAGGGCAGGGAACTGCTTCTTTAGGTATAGATCAACAAATTTAGGTGCTAAAAAGCGAACCTGTGGTAGGACAGCAATCCAGACAGCATTGGCTACAAGGAGCAGATCTGCTTTTGTAACATGTGCAATGCCAATATGTTGTGCGCTCGCTACTGCGATAACCGAACCAACCGCTGTTGTTAACAGGTGGCGCAAGTATGATAATGCAATTTGCTTATTCATTTTGTCTCCTTGATTAGATTGATATACTGATCCCAAGGGAAGTTGACTCCGGGATCGGTATGTCCGCCAGATATTTTCTTAGCGATTGTTATGTCATTATGCCCAACAAAACCTGACTTACCATCTAGGACTTCATTAGGTGTTAGCTTTACAATTGGAATACCGTTACGCTTAGCAATGTCTGCAGCCAGCGCTGCCGATAGTTTAAGTTCAGCCATGCTATAGGCATCAGCCCATTGGGCCGGTGTTTGCGACGCACTACCAGCGTGCTCAATAGAAATAGATTCTTCATTAAGGGTAAAATCATCAACAGCCCATGCTGTATCTGCTTCTTGAACAGATTGAAGAACCTGCTTGTTATCTACCATATAATGGGCACTGGCATTAGGTGCTGTCTTACCAGCGAACCATGACGCAACTTGCTTGGCTCGGCTTTCAGTTTCTGGTGTTTCCATTGTGTGAACAACAATAAGGCGTGGCTTATGGCCACCGCGTCCCTTGGTGTAATGTACGGCCTGTATGAATGGGTATGTCATTCTGCCACCTTTTCGTTTGGGAATCTATCACTTGGAGTCATCCAACGGATAAGCACTGGTATGGTAGCTGACAAGCATACCTTCCAAAAAAATTTGCTACTAAGAATATCGTGAATATGAAGTGCTACTTCAATAGAAAGAAATGATTGAAACCATACGCGAAGTATGGAAATAATTTTCCAAAAAAAAATTTTGTTCATTCTGCTTTTGCCTTCATGACTGCAACGTCAATTTTAATTTCTTGTTGATTCTGGATCAATTCGTCAACTTTATTAATAAGGCCAGTTTGGCCATCATTGTAAAGGGCATACATGATTTTATTAAGTTGATCGCGTAGTTCTTCCGTATGCTGCTTGATGGTATGCTTTGCAAAGTAACCAACGCCAGCAAGTACCGCTGCCGATACAAAAAAGTAGGAATATACGATTGTGGCTAAATCCACATTTGCCATGTCTGGCTCCTTTACGAGACGGTACGGATAGTGCAGTAAATCATTCCGCCATCACCATTAAAGGCTCTATCAGGCGCTGTCATACGGACAAATTGTTGTTCTTCAATGATTCCACGGATAGTTTCATTGTTTGTAAAATCTTGAATAATAATAACGTCGCCATCTGACTCTATAGCTTCTAGGGTCGCTAATCTTTCTGCAGCTCTCCCCAAGTAACCGGTAGCCATATTGTAGCGGTCTTCCATGAAATCAAAATTCATCAATGGAAATGTAATAAGGCGTTGACGCTTAACGGAGGGAACCGCCTTAAGCTGGTAACCAATAAAAATATCTTCTGCGCCTACAGCTTGACCAGACTTTGGAGCAAAAGTAAATTTTAAAGCAATTGATTGTTGTGGCGATGTATCAAGGGTATCGATTGCTGTAAGGTCTTGCGTATAGTCAAAATCTCCACCAGTAGTAATAATAGATATTTCGCTTTGGTCAGACTTTACTGTATAAGTCGACATTGTTCCTTGCTGCCCAGGAAGCATTCTAATTTTCAAAAGCTCAAAGTGTTTATCTTCTAAAGTAAAATAACGAATTTGACCAGTTTGAATATATCCGCTGGTTACAAGAGTTGAAGCCTGCTTGTAAACTCCATCGCCTGCAATTGCAAACACAAGCGTATTGCTTGTTCCAAGATTTGCAACAGAAGTGCATGCTGAAACAGAAGTCGCTAACCTAAGGTTGGTTGCGTATCCAAATTGATTTGGGTTTACTTCTTTTGAAAGATCAATTTTTACGAGGCCGGAACACTTTGTTCCGTCACCATTGTCAATATAATTGGTTACGGTGCAATAAGCAAAACGGTCTTGGAATGTTACGCTTGTTACGGCAGAACCAGAAAGGGTTGTTGCTGATACGGGGTCAAAGCCGCTTGTGACAAAAGACAATGGACCATAGGTAATATAACCAGATGACAGCCAGCCAGAGGTATCAATCTGCCCCACGCGCACGCCCTTGTTGGTTCCTATGACAAGGTACTTGCCAAGGTAGGATCCAAGAGCCGTCACGTATTCTCCAGCAGGCATTTCAGCCGCTGTGAGCGCTTTGTTAAGCAAAGGTACTGCGCCCGCTACGTCCAGGGCTAGGCGGAAGATAGAACCTGATACGCCAGCGTAGCCAGCGACATAGATAGCGTTAGGGCCATCTGCTACGCCTGTCCACTTCCATGTGCTAGAAGGGTGGGTGTAGATCGGCAGGTTGTTATTTGCAACAAGAGTTGCTGTTCCGCTTAGGGAGTTGGAGTACTGTTGATCTGTATAGTTGTGAGCATAGGTAAATTCAGTAGCAGAAGGAATAGATGTAACAACAAATGTTCCGTTGAATGGTGTGCCAGTGCCAGCAATAGTAATCTGGTAGCCAATATTGTAGTTGTGGGCTACAGAGGTTTTTAATGTAGCAACATTGCTGACTAGGTTTCCAGCAACAATATTAAGAGTTGAAATAGGCACAACTTCATAGATTGAGTTGTTGATGCCAGCAATAACACGCTGCTTAGCGTAGCCTAGCTTTGCTGAGGTTGCTGTTGCGGGGTTGGTAAATATTAATGAGCCAGATGTTCCATCAAGTAAACCACGATAGATGCCCGTAGCATTAACTACATAATAATAATTACCGTCACAAGTAATATCAAGAATGGTTCCAGAACCACCCCATGTGACAGTTGTTGTTGTTGTTCCGTCTGAGCGGTATAAGGTGGAACCATCCTTGAAAAATACTAAATCTGTTCCATTGTATTGGGCTGAAACAATAACTGGTGAATTAGCCACAGTTTGAATTTTTGTTACATCAGGAAGTAACGTGACGCGTCCGGTATTAAACACTTCAACGCCAGCTGATTTGTGAAACATGTATTGAGCGTGTTCGCCGGAGATAGGTTCTTGATAGCGAGCACCAGCACCATAATGAAAAGAAGACTGCGAGCGAAGCCACCAACCTGTAATAGTCTGTTCGCCTGGTTCTTTCTGGACATCAAGTTGTTGCTTACGGTATTCTGCAGTAGCACGCTTATATGGAAACTTATCATTAACTCCAAGCATGAAAGGAACACCGCCAATGGCAACGTCATAAGAAATGTCGCTATTGACCCATGTAAGACCAGATGAGTTGGGTTGGCCAACAGGGTCTACTGGGCGTTCTGCAATATGAGCAAATCCGTCTAGCGCCATTTTATCTCCTTAAAAATTAATTTTGTGGTGTTGTTGTGTCTGGCTGTACAGCCTGTGTTTCCATGACTTGAATTCCGCTATCGTTAAGTTTTTCTCCGTCCCAGTCCCAACCAATAACATTAAAAAGTTCTGGCTTGTCTTGGTAATAACTTGTTACATCAACGATTACTGGCTGGCTTAAAAGCATCGCGGCCATTCTGTCCTCGGTATGAATAATATCTTGGACTTTCCCGTCAAGAATAAATGCAATTTTCATTGGTGGTAGTTGTTGGTTATTCATTGTTTTCCTCCTTAAATGAAACGCGAACTTTACCCCATTTATGCTCAGGGCACTCCGCGTTAGGTAGTTTTACTTTTTGAGACATAAAGCACCCACATTTGCTGCAGTTGCCAGTAGGCAATAAAAATGGGCATTCTTTGCAAATAGCATAGCGCTCTTCTGCAACGACTGTTTCAACTCTGCCTAGGTTTTTGTTGAACAAATCCCAGGGTCTTGCTGGTCTTTCAAATGGATCCATCATCCCACTCCTTAGTTAGCAGAAAAATTATCTACTGTTGTTCCCTGTGTTACAGCAGCTGGCGTTTTAATTATACCAACGTTTGTTCCCAATGTTGGTGAAGTTGGCGAAGCTGTTGTAGAATTTAATAGGGTTGCCATGTTTGAATCAGAATAAGCATATTCATTAATTGTTGTGCCAGATGTTACTACTTTAATTGCTACCGGTAATGCTGTTAATGCAAAATCGCTAATAACAGTGCTTACGGTGCCGGCGACGCTTTTAAGTGTACGCATTGCATATGCATCAGAAGTGCATGTAGAGCAGCCACAAGAGTAACTTCCGCAGTTTGCACAACTTGCACAAGAATTATATGTCGCGCAACCGCAACTTGAGTCTACGCAAGAGTTGTATGTCCCGCAACCACAGGCAGAGTTTTGGCCAGTTGTATATACGGGAGTAGCACTTCCTACAACAGATCCAGTACAGCCAGGACTTGACCAACATGTTCCTCCGCAATAATAGCCAGAACTGCATGTTCCACCACTTTGATATGTACAAGTAGCATAACTGGCGCAAGTACAATTTGAATTAACGCATGAAGCATATGTTGCACAGCCGCAACTTGAATTTGCACAGCTATTGCAACAAGTACCACAACCGCAAGAATAAGTTGATTGAGTATGATATGCTACGGTGGCATACCAATTGTTATTATCAGATACCCAATAAGCAACACCAGTGCCTTCGGATACGGTTGCTGAAACAGTAGCGTTTGCTGCTAGCGGAAGAGATGCAAGGGGATATGTTGATGCAGTATCTGTGCTAACCGCTTGTGTTCCATTTGCAGACCATACGCCGCGAGTTGCTTGCCATGTTTGCCCGGTATCAGCACTTCCCAAAGAACCAGAAGTCGTTCTATTGAACAAATCTGAAATAGCTTTGGCTATGCTAGATGCTATTGTACCTATTAGCCACATTTAAGCTATATCTCCTAGGATAGTCCATGTATTTGCTGCTGTCTTAACAAGCGTTGCGGAAGAATAACGCGTGCGAAGTTTGGGTGATGCAGCAGTAGCACCTGTAGAAGTAAGCGTCGTTGTCCCAGAAGTTGTTGCTGTAATTGTAATTTGTCCAGTGTTTGTCTGCTGGATATTAATTGTTGTACCAATAGCAAAGTTTGTAGTAGCATCTGTAGGAACATAAATTGTTCCAGCTGTTGTACTATTTGATGCAAGCAACAAAGCACTAGCGTCTGTTGCTTGAAGGGTATACGCATTTGAGGTAAAAGTTGGAGTTACAAGGCTTTGGGTAATAATGGGGGTTACGATAGTTGGGCTTGTCCCAAAGACTAATGAACCTGAGCCGGTTTCATCGGAAATAATTCCAGCAAGTTCAGAAGATGATGTCGCCGCGTGCACATTAAGTTTGTCTGTTGTTTTTACGAGAGTTACGCTTGATGGAATTGTTGTTCCATTGACAGACGTGACACCGGGAAGAGTGGTAAAAGTTCCACCAGAAGTGATAGATGTAGAACCAATTGTTGGGGCTGAATATCCAGCGGCAGCATTTGCCCATTGGATCCCAGATCCAGTTGAAGAAAGGATTTGACCGGATGTTCCAACTCCCCCACCCGCGGTAATTGTTCCCGTAATCACTGGTGAAGCAATGGTTGGGCTGGTTCCAAAAACTAATGAACCGCTACCTGTCTCATCTGTTACTGATGCAATAAGATTTGCAGATGTTGGCGTAGCAAGCCAAGTTGCAACATTGGTTCCCAAGCCGGACAAGCTAGATGAGGCAATATTTGTAATTGTATTAGATGCACCTGAAATTGTTTTATTGGTAAGAGTTTGAGTGTCGTCTTTACCAACAACAGCAGAAGTGGCTCCGTGCACTCCAGTAGATGCAGCTATATGAGTTTGCGTCTCTCTTAGATCTCTTGCTGTAATTACGTGTCTAACTACGGCACCTACGTTGTGAGCAACAGCAGTACTACCGTCGGAACCTCTTGTCACTGTTAAAGTTAAACCAGAAATGGCAGTTACGTCAACAAGCTCTTCTAATCCATTGTTATAATCAATAGCAATGGTAAATGGATACTGGGTTGGCCAACCGGTAGTTGCCGCTACAGCAAAACTTGTTGTTCCTGAAGTGATAGGTACGGACAATGTTGTGTCTTGCGCAATGGCTGAATAATAGCGTGTCATGTTTTACCTTATCGTGAGATGTGGACGCGTGGTGGAAATAGTTCTTGCTGACGACGTATTTCAATAAGTAGTCTGTCATTATACATTTGCTTAAGCATGCGTGAAAGGTTAGCAGCGCCACCAACAGGATTGGTTGTTCCCATTGCTGAAGCTTCTGCTGTCGTTGCTGGTACACGACCAAGGTCCAAATATACAGCCATACGATAGGCTGCTCCAAGAATAATAACTTCTCGCGCAGAAGAAGGCAGCCCTGTAACGTTTTCAAATACATCTGTAAGGTTGTTAAGCGTTGGTGGTTTAACTGTATAACGAACTGTTATAGTTCTGCCTGGAATAATTCCATCACCAATACTAATTGTGCGAGAACCACCCCATGTGGCTGGATCTGCTGTACGGTCTACGCGGTAATGACGGATTGGTAACCATTCACGAGAAGGTCCAATAGACTGCCACGAAAGACCCATAATGTCAATACATTCTGCGGGGAGCGGATATGTTGTGCGTGCAGCTGAATATTGAAACGTTGTTGATGTTGTTCCATATAGATCTGGATAGACAGCGTCAATAGAAGCATTAATATTACGCTCAATGGCTGACCGAGGAAACACGGGAGCGATGGTAACTCGACTGCCTGCAGTATGCGCTGCAGCAGTTGTGCCTCTGAAGCCACGCCCGTAAGGAGCAACGGTTGCAATATTTGATGTTTTATCAAAACTGTCTATCCATATAAGCTCATCATCAATTTCGACAATACCACGCGAAATAACGTTTCCGCTTTGGATTACAAATGAATAATCTGTCGCTGACATAGAATTCACTAAAGAAGTAGCTTGGTCTTGGCGTTGCGTATAGCCAGAGAGTAAAAGATGGGTCTCGTTGACCAGATCAATTAATGTTGTCATTTTAGCTCGCTATCAATCGTAGGGCTTGCACTGCTGAAAGTAGATTAACTGGGCTAAGCTTTGGGTCATTTAATGTTATTGTTTCCCCAAGATAGACAGCTTCCAAGTAATAATTAATTATTTGAATAAAATCTAAATATTTTTTTGGGTCTGTAGTATAGCCAGCAGCATTGTTAAGCGCAGCCATAATACCAGTGCTGTTTGGGTATGACTTCCATTTGTTGATTGCAGCAGCTACGCCGATGTAATCTTTAACATTTGGATACTCACCACCGTTAGCTAGGCGATTAAATTCGTCAGCGATAGTTGAGCCATTGCGACCATATTGGTTATATGTCTCACCCATGCGCGTGTATGTACCGTAAACTGTCATCGCCTATCCTTTTCTAAAAGTTACTTTGAGCCCTTGTTAGTGCCGCCGACACCTTCGTATGAACCGTATGGATCGCTTGGGCGACCTGAAAGATGTCCTTCTACATTGCCGATAAGTGTCTTATCGCATCCGCATTCTTTACACATTATTTCACCTTCTTTAGTTTAGGGTTGGCTTTCTTGGCTGCTGGAGATGCTTTACGTGTAGCAGATGCTAGAATAGCTCCCGCTGCTTTTGTAGACACTCCTTCTTTTTTTGCAATAGATGCTTGCACCTTTGCAAATCCTGGATGTTTCTTCATTTTTGCTCCTTTACTTTTTTAACTGCTTTTTTGGTAATCTTGTTTGAGGCTCCCATAGTCTCCGCATTATATGCGGTACCAAGAGTCTCGCTTGCCTTAAGCGCAGCTTCGATCTGTTTCTTGGTGGTGCCTTCTGGTTGAATGCCTTGTCGTCTTGCTTCTTTGTAGGCATACAACTCGCTATTCAATTGCTTGTTTGTGATAGTGTCAGGCCTGCCAGCATCGCCAGTATTCATTTGGAGTGTTGCTATTTTACAGGCAAAACAACCCCAGACAAATTCTTCGTGATTGTGACTTGACTCGTCTTCTTCTCGTTGGGGAAGTTTATCCCAGACTGTTTCGCACTTGGTGCAACCATATTCCAAAACGATAGTAGCGAACCCATTGTCTCTATCCAGTCCCCACTCTTTAACCTTATGTACGTGATCGCATGCCATTTTTGATTCCCATCATCATCTCAATGTTGCGTTTAATTCTGTCCGTTTCTGGACCTTTGCCTCGGTAGGCTTCTTGAGCAAATGCAATAGCTGCATCCAGCTCTTCTAGCTTAAAAGCAGCTTGCGCTGCAATGTCGTAGGACTTCCATGACCAAGCAGATGGTTCATGTAAATAGTGAACAACCTTAGGTTTTTCAAAGCATTCTATAGCTGCGCTTAGGGCTAGGCCGTAATCACCCCTTCTAAGGGCATCAGAGGCCATTCCTAGCCATGATTCCCCTTGGTCTGGGCAAAGACTCACACCTTTAGCAAACCACTCAGCAGAGGGCTGTTTAAGGGCTCTTGCCGCATCCCCTGCCCAACGGCAGACAGCTGCTAGTTCTGAATCCATCCCATCTAGCTTAAGAATCTTTTTAGCACTTTCTAAAACCTTATCCCATTTTTCATGGAAGTAGTACTCTCTACATAGATAGGTCCACATACGTGAATCATCTGGCATTTCCTTGACAGCATCCTCAAGCATTGTCTCGTATTGTCCACGCGACTTTGTTGTATCTGGTTGGTGTTTAATAATTGTTGTGGTGTCGCAGTAAGTATAATCTTCATTACCATCTTTACGGACTAAAGCTTCGTGGCAAGGCCACTTCCATGTCCATCCATGACGGCTATGAAGCCGATCTACTTTCCATGCAAAACCTGTATCTAGCAACACCCATCCTCTATCTGCTCCGCGCACCCACTGGTTTTGCACTTTGCGATAAAAATTCTTTTCTGGCACTTCATCCATATCCAAAATAAGACACACATCTACGTCTTCTGGTATTAAGGCTAGTGCTTGGTTACGAGCCGTGTCGAATCTCCATGGTGATACAATGGTTGTCCCGACAATGATATTGTCCGCCTCACGTAAGAGTTCCAAGGTATTATCCGTGGAGCCCGTATCAAGTACGATTCGGTAATCTGATTCTTTTGTTCCTTCAAGCCATCGCTTGATATGTTTTGATTCGTTTTTTGCAATTGCATAAGTTGCTATCTTTATTCTACTCTGGGGCTTCTTTTTCATTTAGTAAGTCCATTTCCATCAAAATGACTCGCTTGCGTATTAATTCATCTGGCGTTTCTTCACTCATGTTGGCTCCTAGGCAACTGTTGTGATTGTGGCACCATATCCTGCTGCAATCAATTGATCGCGTTCTTTTTGGGATATAGTATAAACATGCCCACCAATGTAAGCATATTCTGCTGCAGTAACTTCTGATACTTCAAATGTTCTATTGCGAGTGACCACTCCATTTGTCATAAGAAGTGAATCAGCGCGATTGATAGGATAGCGCCAAAACAGTGCACCAAAACCAGCTGGTGCTTCTTTTGTAACTGGCGGTGTGAATGTATATGACATGCTTTCCTTTCGTTAAGAGTAGGCCCCCTCCAAAGAGGGGACCACTCAACCTAATTCAGATTAGGAGTTGTGAATTGAAGACGTTGATTCAATACGAATCAATGCAGGATCACGGTAGCGCTTGAAACCAAGTACGCCATACCATCCAATTGGACGGAAACGGAGCAACTTGTCAACGATTGGACCAAAGACCACATGTGGCTCTTCAGCAACCGCTTCAGCAAGTGCTTGCTTACCAGCTACGAGTGTACGGAATACGCGTGTTCCACCTGTACCGTTGACATATGAGGTTGTACCAAATGTGCCTGTGTATGATGTGTTAGCTGCTGTTCCGATTGCACCGTCAGCGGTGTTAAACATACGTGGAGACTCAACAAACATTGCGCCTTCGTATGTTCCAATTGTGCCTGGCCAGAACTCAGAAGAACCTGTCTCTGAGTACTTGTGGTCATCGCGCCATCCACCAACACCAGTTTCAGCACGAAGATCGTGTGAAACTTCTGGGTGCATGCCGACATAGTAGTAGTCGCCTTGGCGAGGAACTACTTTATTAGCACGGAGCTTAGCCACTGCGAAACGAATATCGCGTGCCTTGATTGTGTCCGTTGAACGAACTGTACCCTGTGTTACACCAGGTGTGTACGAACCATCGAAGGTTGAAACAAGGTTGCCATTAACTTCAGCAACAGCCTGTGGGCCGCCGACAAGTTCCTGGAGAGCAACAGCATCGAGAGAATCGAGCATGTTGTATGAGATGATGTCGACAAGAGCTGGATCGATATCTGAGAATGAGAACAACTCGAGCTTACGAGTAACGAGTGAAGCGTTACCGTATTCATTGAGTGTTACTGTGATTGGTGTTGTTGAACCAAGTGCAATCGCATCAGGATCTGTTGTCTCAGATAGCGCAGATGTAACTGGAGCCATGTCTGAGTAGATATTGAATAGAATAGATGAACCAGGCATAGCCTGTTGTACTGGCTTCTTATCCGCAAGGTCGCGGACCATAGGCACAGCACGAAGTGCGAGTTCGATATAACGGTCGTAAGCTGTTTGTACAACTGATGTACCAACGGCTGAACCGGTATTGTTCGTTCCTGTGTAGGAAGTCGCCATGTGCGTTACCCCTTTCTAGGGTTAGTTAAAATGGAATTAATAAGCTCTACGTCCAGAACCCATATTACCTTGAACGCCTGTAATGGCATCTAGGTCAGCCTTTGACAAATTTGGATTATTGATTCGGGCTGTAAGGTCAGCAATGTTACTTGCTGGGATCGCTGTTTCAGTCGCTGCATTAATGCGTTGGAACTGAGAAGCAGCTTCTTTTCTCTCTTCGTTGAGCGGATCAGATTGGGTAGTGTGTTGAAAGCCAAATACATCAGCATTATCAACTAGCCACTGGTTAATCTGGTCAGGTGTTGCAATGTCGCTAGGTATGAACTTAGCAATCTTGCCCGGCACACCCTTAGCCGTTAATACACCTTCGACTTCTGTCGCACGGACTCTTGCCTTAAGTGCTTCAAGTTCCGCACGCTCTGCGGCGCGTTCAGCTTGTTCTTTTTTGAGAGCACGGCGAAGCTGGGCAGGCCCATTATCGTTATCTTGCTCTGCAATTTCGACTTCGACTGGATTACCGTCTTCATCGTATAGTGTATGTTTTGCCATTTTGGCACTCCCTTTTCTGTAAGTTAACGCAGGCCACATTAGATATCAGGGGAGATAAATAATGGCTCCTACTACCAGTCTTTAGGTTACGTAGCTCCGATGCTGGTCGATCGGGCAAGCTTGTTAGAATTGTCCTGCTGTAGTTCCAAAGAGTGAGTTCTTATCTACTCCTGATGAACCAGAGAACGCGTTTACTTCTTGTTGTTGAAGTTTCTTAAGTTGAAGTTCTGCAGAAGCACCACTTGCACCACCAAATGTAGCAGCTATCAAGTTGCTTTGCTGTTGTCCAGCTGAACCAAATTGAGTGTTGTCTCCACCATAGATTGAAGCCAACTTTTGTTCAGTAGGCAAAGCTTGAGCAACTGACTGGAAGCCAGATTCTGCTTGAGCTTGTGTTACTCCAAGTGCTGCATATTGTTGTGCTGTTTGCTTGTCAATGTTAACATTTTGACGAGTACCGGCTGCACCAAAGGTTGCAGATGCTGCCTGTCGTTGTAACAATGGAAGGGCAACATTAGGGTCAAGTGCGTGAGCAATCATATCTGCTGGGGATAAACCATAATATTGCTGAAGAGCGCTAGTGTAAAATGGGTCTTGGTTGACAATTGACTTTGATGCTGTTATAATGCGATCCTGAAGTTCAGTAGGGGCAATATCATTGCCAATAAGATTAGCCATATGTTCTGCGTTATCATAAAAACCAGAAGGCAGTCCAGCTGCGTGAATAATGTCACGGTATGCATTTTCATTATTAATATAATCTCTTGGCGCAAGAGGATTTTGCCCATTGGCAATACGCTGGACGTTGCCAGCAAAACGAGTATTCCAAGCCGTGGCCAAAGCTTTAACATTTGGGTCTGTAGATTTAACAGATGCTGGGTCTTCAATTAATGCTTGAATTGTAGCAGCATCATAATTGTTTTGCTGCATTCCAAGAATAGCATTGCTAATAGATCCACTAGGATCAATATTGTAGCCGCTAAGAGTAGATTGAAGAAGCTGTAAAGCATTCATATCAGTCAAAGTTTTATCAAGCGTTTTTTGAGAATTTGCAGCTGTTAGCTGTGTTTGCAAATCAGCATTTTGTTTTTGCAATGGGCCTATAGCCGCATTAACTGCAGAAGTTATATCTGCTGGGGTTAGAGCCGTTGCGGGAACAGTGTTACCAGTTCCAGAACTGGTCCCAAGAGGGGCATCAACTGGCGCTGGCGCTGCTGGAGCCGATGGCGCTACTGGTGCTGCTGGCGCTGCTGGTTCGCTAATTGCTGGAATTGTAGGTGTTGCCTTATCTGTTGATGAGCCATTTAATTGGCTAATCATTGATCCGCTATGTTCACCGGCCATTATCCACCTGTTACCATTCCGAAGTTGCGAAGAAGCTGTGTAGCAGTATCCATAAGACTATTACGGGCATTGCTTGTTTGCAGCCATTCTGGACGCTGTTTAATTGATGTTACAAACTTGTCAAGAGCCATAGGGGTTTGTCCATCACCTTGCATTGCTTTGGTAATCATTGAACCATAACCAGTAGTAGAACTTAAATCAAATGCTGTCTGATCTTGGTTTTCAAGAAGATTAGATGCGGCATTCACGTAAGGGCTAGCAAGCGCTTTAACGGACATACCTTCTTTGATTCGGTTGGCAAATGGAGCATACATTGAAATTGCTTGATCTTTAATATAATTTTGTTGCTCTTGCAAGGTAGTATTGCCATCTTGAATCAGCTTGGCTGCATTGCCAAAATAGTCTCCAGTAGATCCTTGTACTTTTGGAAGATACTGTGATGCTACTCCCATATCATTTGCATAAGACTTAAGTGCATCAACATTTTGAGAGATTATACCAGCGTAAACATTTTGGTCAGTTTTGGCAAGGGTTGTATGGTTAGATACATATTTGTCAATAACACCCATATCTGGCATGTTGTTATAAAAAGCATTAAAGAAACTGTTTACTCCGCTATGCTGATCCTTGTATGCAGCATCAATAGCCTTTGGGTCGGTTAAATCAATTTGAGTTCCAAATGCTGCTGGGTCTAATCCTTGACGGATTGCTGATTGCTGAAGGATGGTTAGTTTGTCGTTGTATTGCTGACCCCACGCTGCTTTATTATCATAGTAAGCAAGCGTTGAGTCTCTGTAAGCCGCACCCAAAGCGTCCCACGGAGATTGGCCACTTGTTGGGTCTTTGTAGCTTTTAACTTCTTGTGTAAATTTCTGAGCGTTCCAACCTTGGCTGGCTGCATCTTTAAGAATGTTTGCCATCCATGGAATTGTAAGAGCCATAGCTCCAATTGCTCCATAATTTTTGGCCCAGCGAGCAGCTTCATCTGCTGGCAGCAGTGGTCCTTGAACTTGCTTATCGGAAGAAGTGATTGTTTGAAATGGATTAGAGCTAACTACTGAAGCAGCTGGTGCTGCGGCTTTAGCTGGTGTTGCGTCTGGTGCAGTAGCGCCCACAGCTGTTTTATATGAGCCATCAGAGTTCTTTACGGGATTACCATTTTTGTCAAAAACAATTGTTGGAGCTACACCATTAACATTTTTAGAAACATCAGACGGTGCTGCTTGCTCTGTAGTTGTAGCTGGTGCTTTTGCTTGTGGAAAATATTTTGTTTGGATTTGAGCCGCGCCAGGAGCATCCATTGTGTAAAGCTGATCTTGCGCAGTTACATAAGCTTTATAAATGCCGTTAAGACGGTCTTTTGTCATGCCACCTTGCTTGTAATCAAATGTTGCCGTCTGTAAAGCTTTAGCAGCTTCTTCTGCAGCATTGCGAAATTGTGCTAAAGTTGCATTAGCTTTTTTTGTATCAGATTGCTTCTTTCTGGCAGCAGCAGCATCTGCTGCTCTCTTTTGATCAGAAGCTTGGTCCAATCCTTGCCCAGAAAGCCATTGGTCTAAACCTGTTGCATCTTCAGCCATTGAAGCTTCCCTTCGATGAATCTGCCATGTTTTTTAGAGCATCCAAATATGTTCCCATAATTCTGTATTGAGAAGCTTCGGCGGTGCCCTGAAGAAGGCTGGCAAAAAATGATTGTGGATCAGTACTTGTACTTGTCATCTGGTTTGTTCCAGTTAAAGGTTTTCCAGTTACATCATACTTAAGATTTTGCGTTCCTGTGGTTGGGTTTGACTTTTGATATGCCAAAAGTTCACTGCCATATTTCTGTACCTCTTCAGGCGTAGCTAAACGGCCAAATAATGACTGCATAACACCATTAAGCGAAGCAATAATATCAGGTTGCGAAGATTGGGTGGTATCAGTAATTGTAGTTGTTTTAGGTTGAAAGATAGCCTGAGTAGCAGTGCCTGCATTTGGGTCAAATGTAGCAACTTTAGAGCTTGGGCCACCTGGTAGAGTAAGGTTACTCTTTGCAGCTGTCTTAGTAATTACTGACATTATACCACTCTCTTAAATACGCCACTAATCACATTAGTTAGCTCTGGGTTAGATATTTTTAAATTGTTTAAGTAGTCAGTCCATGCGTTGATATATGCTGAATACTGTGGCGTGTGGCGCTGACCATTCATATACATAGTTGATTGAAGTGCTGCATGTAAATTGTCATACGAAGCAAGGAGCGACTTGATTCCAGGAGCAACATTTGAGTTCCCAAGTTTACCATTTTTGTTAAGGTCTTGGAGCTGAGCAAGAGCTTGATTTGCGCTTGTTGTTTTAGTTGGGTTTTGGTAGTCAGCATACCAGATTGGATTTTGCAATCCATATGTCTGAGTAAACTGTTTCCAGGCTCCTGCTAGTTGACCAATCAGTGGGCGGTTGCCAGCCTTCTGGGCTGCGTCCATAAGTGAATGATATTTATCAAGCGAGGGTTGGAGATCTGACCATCCTTTGGAAACGTAGATAGCATCTAGAAATTCTTTAGGAGTTCTCTTCTGGCGAAGGTTCATAGCAAGCAGTTGCTTTTCAACCTTAAGCGCATCGGGGGAAGAATCTGTTTGAGGCACAAGATATGCAGCAGCGTATGGATGCGAATCAAACAATCCCTTGTTGTTATCAATGTATTTTAATACAGCATCAGATAATGGCATAGATGATCCACCGCTACCAGATACAGTACGTGATACGGTGTAGGATAAAGCATTATCACCATGTTCTTCCATAAAACGTTGTTGTGCTGCACCAAAAGCATTTGGAGTCTTTTTAGCTGTTTCTTCCTGTACCATTTGTAAAAATTCAGATCGGAATGTCTGAAGATTTTTAGTATAATGATCGTTAGTCACGTTAGGTGACAAAGGAAGGAAAAATGCCAACAAGCCTTTAACTAATAGGTTAGTTTGAGCATTGTGCTGAATCTTATCAAGTACTGCCTGCTGTTCAGATGGAGTCATCTGCGCAAACTCTTGCTTGTCAAGCTGACCGCTCATAAATGCTGAAGCGATGGCAGATTGCATTGAACTTTGAATCATTGACTCGCGTTGATCTGGGTGTAATGCGTTGAACAAGTCGCGAATAGATGAATTAGGAATCATAGTGTCAAGCATACTTGTTGACAAATGACCAGATGAGTTTGGATCAAATGGGTTAGCACCTGTAGACAAGTTTGCAACACGATCTGCCACTTTTGATAATCCCATAAAATTAGGGAATCGTTGCGCTAAATCTGTTACAGCAACGTTAGCAAATGGGTTCACAGATGGCATTTTTGCTTCAGGTAAAACAGAAAGAAGAGATTGCGTGCTACCGGTAATAGACATTGGTAGGCCGACATACTGCTTAAATCCAAGAGCATCCATGCCGCGAGCAACTGCTTCACCAAAATGACCAATTACTGGGTAAACAATGTATTGTTGTCCGCTAGGATCGGTATGTACAAATCCTGGGTTATTCATGCCTTGGTTAATCATTTGAAAATCACGAGCTGCAGCTGGATTGGTTAGAATGAGGCGACCGACGCGCTTTATTGCCTGCTCTTGAGCAAAGTAAAATGGCAATAAATTACGGTGCATCATAGCCATTTGAGAACGCAAAGCTGGATTGTGAATTAAAGGCAACATGTCCTGAACAGCAGTTTGGCCAGATAGGCGCAAGGCTGTTTCGTGATCCAGGACTCCAGCATCTATTGCTGGCTTGTAAGCACGATAATTTTCATAAAGATAATGGTTAAAGATTGGCTCACGCGATACGTGGTCAATAATAGGGCTAATCATTGTGCGGTGACCAGCTTCAATAACTTTATTAAACATGCTTGATGAATCTGGGCGCACACGACCAATAACTTTTAATGGTCCGCTTTCCGGTAGCTTGTCACGCAATGTATCGGCAGTTACGCTTTTGCCATTAGCAATGTTGTTAATGAGATCTGCATGGATAGTCTTATCCTGGCCTTCTACAAGGCTGCGCATTGCTTCAACTTGGTTAGAAGCAAAAGACTCTGGCTTTCCCCAGCGAAGACCAATCATTCGGCCTTGAAGGGCCTTATACTCAGCTGGCATAGTCTTTAGGCGCTCTGTATGAAGCTCCTTGATTTTTTGCCATTGCTTATCAGTATTGAGGTTTGTAAAGCTTTTGTTTTTGCTGAGAGCCAAATAATCATTAGCAATGTCTTTGCCAAACGTGCTTTTTGAAATATCGTTTAATTGCGTAGCCCATCCACCATGATAACTTGGATGCGTATAATCAAAAAGGGCTAATGGGTCTTTGCCACCCTTTACTGGCTTACGTAGCAATTGCGCGAGCGTGCCTACTTCGCTTTCAGCAGCGGAAGATGCTTTTGCCAAATGGTTAGCTGCTGCAGCTTCAGGTAGGATAATCCCATATGTCTGTTGAAAATCATGGACTATTGCTACTTTATCAGCGGCAACGTATGGTGCAATTTTGCTAGATATAAAACCTACTGGGCGCGGTAAATGAAGTTTATCCCAAAGCTCTGTTTTTTCATTGATATGTTTTGTTACTTCATTTTCTTTGACAATTCCATTGTTTTTACCGGCCATGGCTGCATGGTCTTCTTTAGTAATGCTTTCAGCAAGACGGTTCTTTTTAAAGTCATCAAGAGCTTTTTTGATTTGCGAATTTGTTGCAATATCTTTATCGTAACGTAAAGCACTGGAAGCAATTACATTCTGTAAATAGTCTTTTGGACCATTGCGCAAAACCTGGTGAAGAGCCTCACCCATCGCAACGCGAATACCAAAACCTGTTGTAAAAAGAGTTAAAGGAGCAAAAGCTTTTTCTGTATACCAAGTAAAGAAATCATCAGCTTTTTGATAAATACGGTTGTACGCATTTGCTTCTTGAATTGATTTGCGAAGTTGTTTGAAATCCATAATAGCAGCACTTCCGAGCTGACTTTCCCAAAGCGCTACTTGTTGTGGATCTTGCGGGATAGACTTGCCAGTCTCATCCAGTGTGTCTCGCATTTCGGTGCCTGGCATATTGTTGCCACCAACTGTTTGGCCATACGATTTAAGTTCATTTGGTCCAGAAATATGTGCACGTTGAATTTGAGACATGACGTTGCGAACAAGGTTTTCATCATTGCTTACGCCAGCAGCTTTTGCAATTTCTTTTGTAAGATTAGAATATGCAATATTAAACTGGGCATCGTCTACTCCGACATGTTTCATAATGTTAGAAGACACTTCAAGCGCAGCTTGTCGACCCATTGCATAGCGGGCCATATTATAAATTGTCACACCTAGTTGAGGATCGTCAAAACTTAATGTTTTGGATGATTGCTCCATGAGAGTTTTATTAAGACTAAGTGCGCGGTATCCTGTAAACGTACGTACTTTACCAGCAGCAGCATTCCAAATTTGATATTGACCATCTGCTGACTTAGTAAAAAGTCCACCGTAAAGATTTTGATAAGTTTTTGGCTTACCGCTTTCAGCTACATTATTACCTTCAGCATCTAAGAAGTTTCCATCGGCATCTTTGACAGCTACCTTTTTTGGAAGGATAAGATTACGTGTCTCGTCAAGGGTTGGATCCCCTGCCTTTTGAAGCATATGGTCGATACCCTTGCCATACCATGCTCGGGCTACTGTTTGAGTGGGAAGTACTAAGCGATTAGAAAGACCCTGCAGATCTCCATTAGCTCCAACTTCACGCGTATACAAAGAATCACCAAGGATATTAACGACATCTTTGGATTCTGTGGCTTTAGCCAAATCTTGTGCTACTTTATTGGATATTCTTGATGCTGGAAACATTGCTTGAATGGCAACTGGATTGCTCTCTTCAGCTATTGTATTAACGGCACGATAAAAATTACGAGCTGAAGATGTAAATGGGTTAAAGGTATTTCCTACCTTGCCAAGTAATCCAGCATTGGCAATGTTCTTGCCATTCTCAAATACCATCTGAACACCTTCAGAATTGAAAGCAACTCCTGTGTTCTTTTGTAAAAACTCACCAACAGCTGGTGCTGCATTCGCTAGTTTTGAAGTAAATACTACTCCTACTTGCTTGCCTTCTTGCGCTACACCTTTAACAAAGCCACCAGACTTCATGGCTCCAGAAAGTTTACCTAGTCCAACAAGTGGGTCTAGTGAAAAATCAAAACCCATGTCTGTAAGGCCTGAAACTGTCTGGCCCCAACCATGGTTTGTATCAGCTAATGATTTAAGACCTGGGACTTTTGATAGCACATCTGCTACCACGTGCCCTGGGTTCATAATAAATTTAGGGTCGTTAGATTGCTTGTATGGCTGCTGCCATGCAGGAATAACGCGGCCAAGAATCTGACGCTCTCCCATGCCTGCTAGATCTGCACCTAGGGTTGCTCCAAATACAGTTCCTTCTGGACCTGCAAGTGAACCAAGTACCCCGCCAGCTACTACGCCTGCTGTTGCGAGCAAACCTTCGCCAATACCGCGATCTTTGTAAACGCCACCAATAAACTTAAAATCTTTTTGTACTTCTTGCAAACCTTTGTTTGCCCAGCCAGCAACTGTGCTAAATCCTGGAACTACATGTCCAAGTGCATGAACAACACCAGAAGCTAAATTAGTAACGCCACCTAGGGCGTCAGACCAAATTGAATGTGAATTGTGATCTGTTTGATGCTGTGTAATTGCATTGCCTATAGCAACCCCACGACTTGTGTGGTCTACTAAATCAACTTGATCTGGACTTGCTCCGCTATGGATTAAATCAGCAGTAATCTCAGGGCTTTGTGTGGCCATCCATGGATGTTGTTGAACAATGTTGTTTGCGGCAGAGGTAGACGCCTGTATGGGTCCGGTAGTTGGCATTGGATTGGCGTCAGCCATATACTACCCCTTTACTTGAGCTGCAAGTTGTTTTAATTGCGGTGAAGCATCTGGTCGTGATGCTAAATTCTGAATTGTTGTTGCTGCCGTAGCGCCGCCTTGCATTCCCATCATTGGAATACGAAGCGCTTCTGGCCCTGGGCCAGGTCCTGATGCCGCACCAGAGGTCACAGGTTCGTCTGGACGCTGCGATGGTTCGGTTAAAGGGACAACTTGTGGGCCAGTATTCATAGGCTGTGCCCCACTAGATGCTGGTGTTGGTGATGGTGTTGCGCTCATTGGTGCTCCTTGTTGAATACCCATTAAGCCACCGTCCCCGTAATCACCGCCAGCTACCCACTGAGCGGCCTGGGTTGACCCAGCACCGCCATCAGTGCGTTGTGACAAAGGTCCGGGACCTGAGGCCATTGCTGGTTCATTTGGTTTTTGATATCCGCCAGATGTCATCAGTTTCCCTTTTCTTTAATTACGAAGTTTTCTTTGAGCCGCCGAAGCCGCCAGGTTGCTTGCTATAAAGGACTGTTGAAGGGCTTGGATCAGCTGCGCCTTTTTTAGCCTGTGTTGATGTGCCTTGGGTTGGAGCGGACGCATGTCCACCTTGTCCTGCTGGCTTTGGTACGTTAGTTCCGTATGCCATTTGTATCTCCTATAGGTTTTATACTCGAGTTTGCCGGCTTATGCCAGCGCTTAACCGTGGATTACCGGATTGGTTCATCCCGGCTAATAATTGTTCCATCGCTGGTGGTTGACCAGAGGCCCCTGGTGGAGCAGATGTGGGTCCTGTAGACGCGCCCTGAGGCAACTGTCCAGGCGAAGGCTCAACACCAGGGGGACCTTGCGGTGCAGGTTCTGGCATAAATGCCTCCTGTACCAATATTTCAATTTCTTTACCTTCTTGACGGCCTTTAATAACTTGAGCAATAGAAGTAAGAAGCTTTGAAGGGTCCTGACCCTGTAAGATTAATTGAGGAAGTGCGCCTGCCATAGCACCAATCATGGCGACAGCAGAATCACGCAGTTCTTCAACTTGAATTTGTTGAGTTTCTTCGGTAATATTTAATTCCCAAGGAAGGTTTCTTTGCAAGAAGTCTCTTGAGATGAGTTTATCCCCGCGTGCTTGTAAACCAAATACAAGAGCACGGTTGGGATCAAGACCGGCCATAAGACCATAAGTAACATCACAATGATAATCTCCATTGATGTCTTTTTTAGCAGTGTAGTTAATTTCATAAGGAGCGCCAGCGTTAATACCGCGAACTTCCTTAGATGTGTTTGGCCAATAAGTTTCGTCCATCTTAAAGCAAATGTACATTACCTTGCGGAATGAATCTGCAAGAACAGCTTGAGCTGTCTTAATCTGGGTATCAAATCCACCCATTAGAGATTGAACGCCCTTACCGGTTACGATAGAGCCTGATTGTTGACCAAGGCGACCTTGTGGGTAGCGAGAACCTACTAGAAGTTCATGGTCTAGTTCTTGACCTTCTTGGAAAATGCCAGGAGGCATATCCAATGGAACACGACGAATCTTTTCTGGGTTAGCAGAGCGGATAGTTGCATCCGGTCCAATTTCCACAGTATTAACATCGTTAGGTAAAGCAAATGGAGCTTGCACAGACTTCTGTGCAGCCTCAAGAGTAAGGTTGGCAAAACGACCACGGGCAACTTGTACCCACATGATGTCATCGAATTGGCCGCGCTGTGTTTCGTCGTCTACACCTGGGCGTACAGCTACCACAACAGGAATTTCATCCATCATGTTTTTAGCATGAACAAGAACAAGGTTATTGCGCTCTGGCAAGAATAAGAATGTTTGATCCTTATCTTGATAGCGATACATCTCAAGCTGGCGTTCTGATGTGCGCTTTTCGTACTTGTTACGGATTAACGCTTCATGTTCTGGGAACTGGTTAATCAAATCGCGTACTGTTTTAAAATAACGCTTAGTGTACGATAGCAATTTTCCAAAACGATCAAACTCTGGGTATGCTCCCAAAGGTGATTCGATGCGGATAAGTGGGCGCTTGCCATCTTCGTCTGGTTCAATAATAAAAGGAAGCATACCAAACGTGATGTAGTAATCTGCACCTGAGTACATTTTGGTTTGCAAATTAGCTGCGTCCCGATAGCCTGCGGCAATCATGGTACGCTTGTCTGCCTTGCGGCGGGCTGAGTCGTTGTTGACATTGTTTGTCATACACGAAAAAGTTGGCAGTGGGGCTATGACTTCTGCAATGTCCCGGGCTGCCACATCGATGAAGTTTGAAACCATAGGCTTCGGGTAATCATCAGAAAACAATTGAGGAAAGACGTTTTGAATGTCACCCTGACGAATAGACATGAGATCTTGCCAACGGGCATCACGACGGTGATGGTGGGTCCTGATCTTGCGAACCTTTTCACTCACCTCATCGATGGTTAAAGCCATTATAGATATCCTCCGTTAGCAGCAACTCGTTGCTTCATCTGTTCCCAGTCATCTAGTTGGATAACTTGGCGTTTTAACATTTCACCTCTAGTTGCAAATGGGTTTTTAATCCATGTGTCCTGGTAGGCGCCCATCTGGTTAATAAACTGGCGCATCTGCGTCTCAGCAAACCAAAGGGCCATGGGGCCGTCTTGTTTGTTTTTAGTTCCTGGTGACCAAGTAACCAACTGTTCAACTAAAGCCTTCATGGACTCGTCTTGGGTTCTTGGTAGGTCAATGAGATTATCTCCCATATGTCTGCCCTGATCGTCAACGTGGCCAAAAAGGCCAGCCATTGAAGCAACACCGTACTCGCCATCCATTTTGTTGGCACCTGTGTAATGGTGAACCAATCTAATGCCTCGACTGGCGAGGAAGGCGTTGATCTCTTCATCTTGGGTTAGGAAGAGCTGAAAAGCGTTTTTTTCAATTACCCAGACTTTAGGGTTGTACTTAAATGTCCACTCACGGATAAGTTCGCGGATCTTGGCTGGCGTAGGCGCTGTCATCTTGGATGCTTCTAAGATAAAGCGTTTCTTGGTCTCAGTATCTCCAGCGTATGCAATGCTGAACGTGTCGCCAGACATGGCTGGGTCCATCGCACAAATAATGTAAGGTGGGCGTGTAAGGTCTGGATGCCCAGGTGCACCAGCAATTAGCGGGCCAGCCGCTCTCATGCCAGAGATAGAACCTTGAACAGCCTCGCGGTGGAACACAGCGTCAGACGATACGTCCTGTTGCTGGTAAACCATTGCCCATGTACGTGGATCTAGGATCGCACGACGCTTCTTGAGGTGTGGGCCATCCCAACGAGGGAATAGTCCGTTCTCATCAGCAGGAGTAGGGTCTTTAAGCCATGGTCGGTCAGACTTAGGCCAAAGAGTCACCCAGTCATTTGGATCTTCTGCGGATTCCAAGATAGCTGGCATAGCCAGGTAGGTCCAAGGAGATTCACCCTCAGGATAGCGGGTTGGGTCTCTGAGTACCTTATAAAGATCAATTGGATCAACACGGGTTCCAACAACCAACAACTTAGAGAATGGACCTAGACGGGTCACACAATCTTGCTGAATCCAGCGAAGGTGCTTCTCGTACTCGTTAGCGTTAGATAGGACGACGCAGTCGTCAAGGATAATAAGATCAGAACGAGCACCGTAAATATGGCCACCAATACCAAGAGCCTGGATGGTAGGGTCCTTTTCAGAAGAGTTACGGGCTAGGTAGATCTCTGTGGAGGTCCACTTGTCAGCCGTAGCCTTCCACCCCTCAACAGGGGCAAAGCGACGCTGCAGTTCGGACCAGGTAGGGTTGGTCAAACGCTGCTTGACGGCGTAGAGGAACTCTGACGCCATGGTCTGAGTCTTTGAAACAATCTTAATACGGATGTTCGGGTCAGTACAGACGCGGTAGGTCACATAGTCAATAGAGACGGTCATGGACTTGGCGTGGTCTGGTGGAACATTTACCAGAACATACTGGGGTTCACCGGGTTCATATACCATGTTAGGGTGAATCCACCGTGGCTCCTTACCGTCTAGTAGATCGGTGATGTTGAGCTGGTGAGCAAAGGTCTGGGACATGAGGTACTTGGTACGGAAATCTTCAAAGCTGATGTTGGCATCATCCCCAAGGGGGACCCCGTCACGCTTTTGGATATCCCGGACTAGGTCGATTGCTTCTTTGAACTGGGGATCGGTTGCCCGGTAGTACTCGTAAGACTTGACTGATTTGCCGGCTGCCTTACAGGCATTTTCTACAGTTTCCCCGGCCTGGATCAGGTCAATGATGAGCTGTTTGGCTTCTTGGGGGGTACGTTTGGCACCTTCTGCAGTGGTGTACTTGTGGCTGGATTTAGATGCCACTTGGGTACCTCACTTTGGGGGCTAGTTTAGGGTAGTTGAATTTGGGCATAGGGGGGTTTATATGTATATACTTTATATCATATATTGCAGAAGCGTGAAGCTTTAAGCGGAACGCTTCAATGAATTATATATACATATAAGATAACCTGTATATTTGATATAAAACCGACTTTTATTTTGAAATATTTTTAAATATAACGAAAATGTTATAATATTTGGTATAGTATGTCCTATTTTGTATATATATTAGGGGGATTATATTTATAAAAATTATTTGGAGTGATACTACATATATACTAACATACATAATTAAAACCCCCAGGTCAAAACTATCGTTTTTCCTGGGTTATTTATTATCATTTGGTTATAGGCTCTCGTATCTCTCGCCATAATTGGGGGAATAAGCACCCTTGAGGGGTGCATCTTTAATTGTTGAGTAACTATCAAAATGCAGATACATAGGGGGCAAGAGATAGGCAAAAGATAGGCAAAAGATATGGGCAAAAGGTGGGCAGAATCGGGGCCAATAGCCCACCTAACGGGGGCAAGGGAGAGGGCTAGGCATAGGGCAAGGGAGAGGGGAGAGGCGTGGGAAAGCGGAGACAGGGCGGGGGCAGGGTTTCGCGATCCATAGACCGCACCCGACCCGCTTGGGCTTGGAGTGTAGGGGATACCATACGGGGCTAAACGGGGCTAAACGGGGCTAAGAATGACCTTGAGTGGTGTTTGCTATTTATGCCTATCTATGGGACGATTCTCCTATCGGTAGGTAACAACGCTTACCGCTAACGAAACGGAAATAAAAAAATGGCTACAAAAGCAGAAGTAACACTCACAATAAATTCAGCACTCGTCTCTCTATATGTTGAGACCGCGCAAGGTCGTAACGCCGGGGCTTGGGAATTCTTAAACGCTTGCAAGGGTAAATCTGTGCGCGTAGTTCAAGACTCAATCAAGCAAGGTAAAAAAGATTCTGGTATCGCGCTCCCAGACTTAACGCCTACTAAGGCACAACACTTTGAGACACTAAACGCGATGCGCTCACAATTCGCCGACATTGAGAGTGAAGTCTCATTCTCTAAGGCGTACAGCGTGGCAGAAAAATCAGACCGCGCCTATGGTGCGACCGGCGCACGCAATAAAATCGCAAGCATGGCGACACTAGAAGAATTGGTAAAGTCACTCCCTAAAACCGTACGCCCAAGCAAGGCGGAATCAACTACAGAAACAGAGGCGGACCTTGCTAAGTTTTCGACGGAGCAGATTCTAGAACATCTCAAGAATAGAATTCCTGCCGTTGAGACAGACCGCGCGGAATTCGTGAAGGTGCTTACACTCATCGCCAAGACCGCTAAGGCTATGAAGGTCACACGCTAACACTAGCCCGACAAGGTAGCCCCCGCGAAAGCGGGGGTTATTTTTTTGCCCTCGTATCGGGGCTTCGCCAACACAAACTCTGGTGCATAACTAGAGGCGAGGAATTCTTATAGAGTACCCTTCCCATGTATGGCATACCATACGGCTGAGGCTTGACTAATGCTGGCAAGAAAAAATCCAACACAAACTATGGCGTATGATGAACGACCTCTTATGATGATTGACCTTAAATGGGTGCTTGACTTTATGATTGACCTATGGTAGAATTGAGTCAATGGCGAGGGAACTATCCCACAAAGCCAGCAGACCTAGTGTATGGCATACCATACAGAAGGAGTACAAAATGGCTATCATCGAAACAAATCACAAGGTGAAACTATCACCAAGCGGTATCGGCACAGTAGGCGCAAGGCTTAGCGACACGGCAACGGGTCGTGCTTCTTCTATCAAGCGTCATCCTGCTGGCAAGAAGCGTGACCTATCGGTGCTTGAAGGCTTAAAGGTTCAAGAATCTAAGCAACAAGTCGAAGATGACTTGGCTGAACTTGACGCGTGGATTGCTGAATATGATGCAGTACGCGCAGAATTAGAGGCTAAAGCTGTTGAGCGTGAGGCTCAGGCTGAAATCCGTCGCAAGGCACACCTAACACTTGTAGCAGATTGGAAGTAAAATGAGCATAGATACTGACCCATTCACAGACCCAGATTATGTAGCCCTTGAAGAGATTCATGCGGTACTTCATAATGGCACACTCACAGATAGGCAGATGATTGATCAAATTCAGAATCACCTATCTGCATGGTCTATCACTACTAGCAACGGAGCAAACGAATGAAAACTGCCAACACAAACTTCCGTGTATGGTTTACCATACTGACTTCCGTTGCCGTAATAGGGCTTGCCTTATTCCTC